TTCTGCATCTCGTTCACCGAATGTTGCAGTCCCGATACGTGGCGGTCTGTAGTCTGTGTTGGTTCTGTTGGATGGTGCGATTGCAACTACGGTTTGTTTCCATGCAAGGACATCTGCAAAGTACTCGTCACCACCCTGTCTGTCTTCTTCTGAAAACAAGATATTGAAAGCAATGATACTGTTATCAATCTTATCAATCTCATCTGCCATTATCTTACGGGGAATAGGATACTGACCAAACTTGTCTAGGGTCTTCTCATCTATATCCACTAATACAATTTGTTCGGACACATGAGTACCGTGTCCTCTCTGGAGAGAATCAAAAAATGAGAGTCTGGCACTCTCTAATAGAAAGGGGTCAAGTAATCTTAATCCTACCAACAACCCCAGTGTGATAAGGACATGCCATGTTTTCATCTAGTTGTATACTATCTCGTAGTTATTTAATACTGCGTAGGTGACTCCTACATTCATGAAAGAGATATAATCTTTGCTTCCATATCTATGTATAAGTCCACCAACAACTAGTTTTTGTAATATGAGTTCTTCGAGTTCTGGTCTTTCGGGTAATAATGGATTCAACTCTTTTACATATGGACTATGTTTCATTCCTCTGTGGGTTGTCCACACATCTAGTGCATTCGCTGTCCAGAAGTATATGAGTTGTCCTCTGGTCGGGGGTTCTTGGTAATCACCAAGATTGAGTAGTCGTTTTTCGACTATGGGTTCGACTTCGTAGTCGTAGGGTAGTTCTGGTATTGTAAGGTCTAATGAGTAAGCAGGAAATGATAACAAAAGAATTGTTAGATATTTCATTATTGCACTATTTTTATCTCCGTATCTTGACCATTGATTTTGATAGGGTCAAGTTCTTTACCGTCTTGTTCTATACTGATAAGTGTAGCGGCACTCTTGTCCACGGATATCTCTACGATATCACTGACATTCCTTTGTACGTTTACCTTATCACCTTCTACAATGGTCGCAACCTGAGTGACTGTATCAAAACCTTCTTCTGTACCTTGGAGTGATAACTCACCAGTACTCTGTTGTTCTTGTAATATGTTCTCGTCTAATGCTTCAAACGTATCTAACAAATCTTCTAATAGGTCAACATCAAGATAATTGATATCTAGTTCTGTGAACTCTAGATAATCCTTATCCAGTTCTTCGTCTGCAAGTAAGTCCTCATCCAGAAAGTCGATATCCAAGGGGTTTAAGTTCTTGGTCGCATTGACACTTGACATAAACTCTTCTTGAGTTTGTTTCTCTCTGGGTGGATTAATAATCATAATGTTGTTCAACATCTCTAGAGTCAAATCTAGAATTGCTGGGGCACTCGGTGGCGTTTCCATAACGGTAGTTGTCGTAGACTCAAACGGTTTGTTTAAAACTACCTCACCTGTCATTGTGGAAACAATAATCTCTCCAGACGAAATTCCATTTGCGTCTGGGAGAAGTACCACCAGAGTTTTCCCGAACTCATCTACCGTGACCGTGAAATCCGTGCCACGAATACCGATAGATGCAGTCGGTGTCTTTAGTCTGATATTTTCTTTATCAACCTTACCCAGTTGACCAGATATAAATCTGGCCGTCCCCTGAGCAAAAGTCATCGCCAAGTCAGACTTGCTTGGGTCTTCATCGAACACCACATTGTCAATAACAATGCGAGTGTGTTCGGTCATTCTTAGTTTACTATCGTCAACAAATCGCACCTGAAGACGCCCCTCACCTGTGCGAAGGTCATCTTTAGATATTACATCCTGACCACGGTTGGGTTCAATCTTATCCAAATCACGGACAATCTGTCTCCAACCGACTGCTTTATCTACGGAACCTACGTCCTGACTAGTTGCCGCAACTGGTATTAAGACCAGAGTCAGACTGAGTAATACATATAGTAGCGTCTGCCGAACTCGTTCCTGAGCCATCATATTCTATCTCTAATGAATCAGACTGTAAAGTTGATTCTTGATTTACTTCAATATCCCAATAGTTACCCGTACCAGTCAACACAAAGTTGTGATTGTCATAACCACTTGCGTTGTATAGTAATGAGTTATTGTCGCCAGTAGTATTCAAGTCAAAAGTAAGACTTGACGCATCAATATTGATATCTGCTTCATTGAAGTCACCGTCTAAGACAAAGTCAAAGTCTAAGTCATTAGCCGTATCCACTGAACCGAAATCAAAATCTAGCGCATTATTACCACCCGTTATGTCGATTAAGAAATCTCCACCGACAGCACCATAGGCATTGTCTTTGTCTACGTCAAACAACAAGTCGTTCGATGAACCATCAATATCAATATCAACTGTAGAAGAACCGATAATCGAACCAATCAAATTATTAGACCCTCCACTCATATTGACATTGAAATCCATGTTGTTACCGTCAAGTAACATTTTTGTCGTATCGTCCGAAGACCCACCTATTTTGTTTCCAGAACCGTCTTGAACAATCTCAATGTCAGCTCCAGACCCAACTTGGTCGATATAGATTTCATTATCGGCATAAGCAGCGCCAACTAAGAACATCATAGCAAATGATAAATGCTTAACGTTCATTTTCTTTTTCTCCGTTTATTGTCCAAAAACTTTTTAACAATCCAAGTCTAATAAGTTCTAGGACTCCAGCTTCTATCGCTCGTTGTGTCGCAATAGAAACCGATTCGTTTTGGGTCATCCCTGATTCTATCTCTACCAGTTCAGTACCCTGCTCTATAAATTTAAACACATCCCCACCTACACCTGTGGAGAGTATGGTCTTTGTGGATATCACATCCAGAAGAACCTCACCTGTTGCTACAGACACCAATCGTATATTAATTGTCACAGTGTCTCTACTAAATTCACGGGAAGTTCCGATGCCCAGATAACGGGCGCCAGCACCTCCAGTGTCAACAGAGGAATCGTATCCTACAATACCTCCTGCAATTATCATACCAGCAAATGTCAGTGCTGGCAGTTTTTGAGAGTCATTTCCCTCATAACTTTGACGAGTTTGACGTATTAACTGTCGTTCTCTCGTCAGATGGTCGAGAATTTGACGGTCTACAACACGGAAGAATTTTCCGTTACTGGCACGAGTTAATGCACGTATCAAGTATACGTCTGGTGCCTGTGTAACCGCAGAACTAAAACTCGTTCCACCACTACTGTTCTGTTTCTTCTGTCCCGTTTGGTCTGTGAATTGGTATACCGCAACTGTAGGTCTCCTCTTGGGTTGACCCACATTAATCAGTTCCTCTTGTAGTAGAGTGTACTGAACTTTCGGTTGTTCTATCTTAGGTATTTCAAATTGACCACCGCCAATTGAAGCACAACTAGATACCAAAATCACCAAGGGGAATAGTAATAGTCGTAACATTGCCATTCTCATCCGTTATAGTTAATACCACACTATCACCATCTCTGACGTATGATATACCTGTACCTTCGATATTGAAGGAACCCGTATCACTAGGGTTCTCTCCGAACATACCATCTACTATCTGTCTGGACAGAGTAGAGTAAATTCTTGATTCTACGTTACGAATAAATTTCGCAAGCGTAGTATTTTCTGCGTCCCTCTCCATTTGTTCCTTTAGTTCTTTTATCTCTTGTTTTAACGCTTTCTTTCTTGAGTGTTCTTGGTTCTCAATAGTAAGATAATGTGAACTGGTATTGATACCTGAAAAGGAAGGGGATTTGAACTTATGTTCGATGGGTGCAGCTTGGACAAACCCGACTCCTATGAATGCAAAATATCCTATCAACAATGCAGATAAGATTTTATCGTTTGTCCAAAATTTAGTTTTCTTCGTTAGTTTCATCCTCTTTTCTCCTCATCTCAATTGCAGTATCTAACTTTTGTTGCAATCGGATAATGTCATTATCAAGCATACGTATTCTGTCAATCAACCCTATTAATGTAGTCGATGCTTCCTCTAAGTTCTTTTCAATTTTCTCTGTGATAGTTTTCCACACAAAGTAAATCATGTAGAGCATACCTACTGCGGCGACTATCGGAAATCCGAAGTCCTTGACCTGTGTTGCAATATCTACTTCCACTAGTCTCTTCTTGCATCCTCTTTACCGTCCGCTCTACTGATACGGTTTAGGTCTGGTTTAATTCCCAGCACAACACACATAGTTGTGTCCATACGAATCATATCATGATTCATAGTTTTCACACGATTGTCAAGGCTCCCAACAATACCATGCAATGACTTCACCTGACCGATAACGCCATCCATTATATACTTGAGTGTCAAAAACATGAAGAAACCGCCTATGAGGGCGGATGCGATAGGGAACCCTAAATCTTTTATTAGGGTAAATATATCCATGCTGTTATTTATACGAGTTAACTTTTAAAAGACAAAAAAAATCCCCGTCTTTGCGGGGATTCTTCTTACGGTTGTACTTCGTTTTATCGGGTACTACCTTTTGTTTGAAAGGACTATTGTTATCGAATAACAGCTTCCCGTGACGGGGTTTTATGCGTTTTACTTTCTTCATTACACACCATCCTTACTACTTTGTTTAGTCTACCTGACTTCATCATTTTATGAAATGATTTCATTAATTTTTTCATACTGTTTCTCCTATTTATATTTATAAGAGTTGTTACAGTTATGTGACAATAAGGCAAACTATCTGTAACGAAACTTCATTCTCTCTTCCAGTTCGAGTTCTTTTAGTCTTTTCTTCTCGACCCTTCTGATTGCTTTCAGTTTCATCTTTCTTCTCTTCTCGTTCCTAGACTCAAAGAATTCGTTCTTCTTTAGGTCAATGAGAATACCAGACTTCTTGACTTTCTTCTTCCATATCTTCATGGCAGTATCAAAGTCATCATATCTTACGGTGACTTGCCTAGCACCGTCTTTAGGCCACACTTTTTGTTTAGGTCTCTGTGGTCTCCTATTATTCCATTTTTTCATAGTTCCTTAGTTAAGGGTTTATATTACCAATCAAGACTTGCAAAGTCTGATTGAATTTCTTCCCAATGGTTTAATGTCGCTGACATTGCCATGGGGATTAGGTGTTGTCGGTGAACAAAAGTTCGTTCAACTTCTGCGACCACAACGTCTTTCGCTTCATTATAATTGCTTTCCGCAATCTCCTGACACTCAAAAACAAATTGTCCCATTTGACTCATAACGTACTCCTAGTACTCAAAACTTGGTTCGATTTCTTCAAAGATGATTTGGTTAGCAAGGTCTTCTGCAATCCAAGAGTTACCACCAACATGCCATGGTATCATCTTGGTAGGAATCTTACCTTCCTTCCAACAGTAGATAGACACCTTCTCATAAGACCAATCATCACCACTGTCACCAGTATCATAGTACTTGACTTGCAAGTCCCAAGAACACGCAACCTTTTCATAAGGGTCAGCGTCAGTGTACGATGGTTTACCTAGAACAGAGACTAACTTGTCATAGGTTGTGTTGATAGTACCCTGTAGCGAAGTACCACAGATATCAACATTCTTATCATATTCAATCACTTTCATATCAACTCTCCAATTACCAATAAAACTGTTAACCCTAGAAGTGGGCCAATGAAGTCCCAATCTAGTAGTCCGTGTTTTGTTAATGTATCCATACTCTCTCCTTATTTAAAATTTTTCATCCATTCAGCAAGAACAGCACGTGCCTCGTGCTTTCCTAATCCAAACACCTCAACCAACACGGGAGCAGCACCGAACATATTGATGCTACCATCCTCACGTAAGTCATCTAAAAAATCAAATATATCTTGGTTTTCATTAACAGTCATAACAAGTCCTTTCTCAATCATTATGTTATTATTATAACAAGACTGGCATGCTTTGTCAAGTGTTTTTTTGAAGTTTTTTCACTTTTTTTTCGAGAGATTCTACCTTGACAAGCAGTTCTTTTATCAACTTAATTGCTAAGTCCATCCTACTCATGACTACCTCTCATAGTGGTCATGCACGTGTAGTTGGATGATGGCGTAGTGTAACACCTTCATCAAGTCATCACGGTTGTAACCGTTCTTGTTCCCATAACGTTGTGCATACTTCATGATGTTTCCGATACAGAAACCATCACCATGACCACCATCGATAATAAACTCAGTTGCCTGAAACTTATTCTTCGAGTAGTGTTGTGCATACGTCCCATCAATGTAGTCGGACAATTCTTTGATTGCCTTGTCTTCATTGTATTTGTAATCAATCTTCGCCATTAGTTATTCCACCTATAAAAAATATGTTCACCGATACTACCAACCATATCCATACCACGGTCATGAATCCAAGCAGGACTCACGTAGGATGCATGATAGTGTGTAGCACCTTCTGTTAGACCACGGAACTCACCATACGTTAGAAAGTTCTGTGCAATTAATTGTGACCTTGCCCAACTATCACCGTCTTTAGGTTCGTCTGACTTACCGTCACAGTACCAAGAGAACTGACACCTGTTTCTTACGGGCATCACTTGACCCCGTTCAAGATACCATTCACTTAATTCAGCCTGCATCACCACACCACATATAGAGGATGGATACCTAGTATCGAACACACGATTCATAGTCACATCCGCAACCGCAACTTGTCCCGCAAGGGATTCATTACGTGCTTCGTGATATATGTTGAGTGCGAGGCAATGAGTGTCCTCTACTGTGTACATATCAAATATGTAAGCAGCGGACATCACTTCTTCGGGTTTATTGGTTGCACTGGAGGCGGTATTCAAAACGCCTAGTGCGGCTACAAGAATCACTAGTCTTTTCATAATCATGTATACATTATATCACCATAATGGTGAAAAGTCAAGTACTTAATTCAATTTCTTCTACGAATTCCATCAGGGCATCATATGCTTCTTGTTCATACAACCCGTGATTATATGGATATTTGAATGCGAGGGTGAACCTTGGACAGTTTGTCCATGCGGTATGCCAACAATGATGTTTGGGTTCATTCAGTCTTCCGAACCTATACCATCTTGCCTGCCATCCTTTTACATCGGGTTCTGTGATGATTTCGTCTCTGTCTCTATCATAATAAGAGAAGTATCCATCACCTTCTTCACTCCATGTAAATATGATTTGATACGCACATGCATTCCAGTTTGTGTGCCATCCTACAAATCCATTGGGTGGATAGTAAGATGTTAGAGAGTTTGACCTTGCGCCAAACATCATAGGGAGTTGTGTTTTAGTCCAGTCTTTGAGAGGTTCAAATACTTCGGGATATACAGTTGCACCTCGAGCAACTTGGAAACCAAAACCTCTTTCGGGGAAACCTTGATGGTCAGCACCCTTAGCAATCATCTCGTGTAGATAATCTTCTTGACAGAACTTCTCCCATTCCTCAACGGGTGTGGTTCCATTTAAGTTATCTGCTAACTCATTACAGAGGTCACGATGTTCAAGGAACATGTTGACGGTCTTATCCAGAGTCGCCAACATCTCCTTGTTTCTGATTACAATTTCTGTCATCCGACAAATTTACCTGTATCAATATCAACACCCGCATCATCTACTCTGCGATACGTTGGCATGACTGCTTCACATACAGCAGGGAAATGTGCCTTGATAATCTCCCAACAATTCTCTGCAACAATCATATGTTCTTTTTGAGTACCATTACCCATACGTAACTGACAGTAGTGAATCCAACTACGTAGTGACCCTGCCATATACAATACGGACTCGGTCATACCTTCGGGTAACAATGCACGTGCTTGTTCTTTTGCGATACCTTTTTCTAGTGCCATCTTGTAAGACTTCTCTGCACTATTCTTAATCTTCGCCTGTTCCATAGACCACCACTCTTTGAGTACACGGTCATCGGTCTCAATAGAGTTCTGTCTGTTCTTCTCATCCTGTAGTCTACAATCACGGGATTGGAAGTGTGTCTGTTCTGCATATCTCTGAGAGAACTCTTGAAATGCAAATGACCTATGTCGAATAATCTGCCTCGCAATATCACGAGTCGTTGTAATCTCCATAGTCATATGAACCATTTCAAAGGGTGACCAGTGGTCTTCTTTAATCAGATATCCCAAGAGTTTAGATGCAGTCTTGGTATTGTTCTGATTGGTAGGATTACTTACACGGGCTGTGTATGCAACCAACTCCGCAGCGGTTTCACAATCAGTGACCGCACTTGGTTTGCTCAACGCAATTAGTTTTACCTTATTCATCATTTTTCCATTCCACGTTAATGTTATCTATAATCTCTTTTATTTCAGGGTCAGAGATGTGAACGTCCTTTTCTTGTCGAACCCACCTCAGTAACGCAGTTGCGATTGCGGGAGAAGCTGAGTTAATACCTTCTTCGAATCCAACTTCATTACCATCTGCGAATCCTTGGATTTTACCAACCCAATAAGAAAAGAACATAAGACCAGTTGTAATCAACGGCCATCCAAATAGTTCCATTTATTCCATCCTAAAGTTCTTGAATTTCTGTTCTTGACTGATTCTCTGACCAGACGCACTATTATCAAATAGTGGTTTGTCATCCCAACCTTTATCTTTATCTTCGGGTATCATCTCATCATCTTCATCATCGGTCAGTCGCATCTTACTACGGTCAACCTTGACAGTGAATCGATTGTTACGTGTTGGGTCATTGTAACGATTCTTCAACTGCTTGACCATAATCTTACCTAGATTATTTAGTTCATCATTAGATATCAATGCGAACATCAAGTCAGCAGTAGCAGGAAGACCAAACGATTCTGACGTGTCCTCCAGACCAACATCATCATTACTGTAACCAGAACGAGTAGTCTGAGTAGCAGACATGATAGGTACATTGAACTCAACCGCAAGACCACGTAGTTCTTCTGCGATACTCTTGATATAAGAATAAGAGTTGATTGCACCACCCATACCTTTCATACGAGATGAGGCACAGATATTCAGATAGTCAACAAAGATAATCTCAGGTACAAAGTTCTTCTTGAGTTTCAACTCATTCAACAATGCACGGAAGTGACTGGTGTTTGCCTGTCCAGTCGGATACTCTTTAATAATAAGTTTACCTTGAGTCTTCGCAGCAATCTGACCAACCTTGTCGGTGAACATATCCTTAGATAGATTCTCCAACTGGTCAATCGGTACGTTCAATAAGTTTGCGTCAATACGTTCTGCGATACGTTCTTCTGCCATCTCCATTGTGATGTACAGGGCATTGCGTCCTTGACTTAATGCGCTGGAAGCGACATGACACATGAAAAGAGACTTACCAACACCAGTACCAGCAAGTGCAATATTGAGCGTCTTGTTCGGTAAACCTCCTTTAGTGATTTGATTAAAGTAGTCCAAGTCAAAGGGAATCCTCTCCTCTTGTTCGTGATAAAATTCATAACGACCATCCACATTCTCTAGATAGTCGTGACCAATGTTTGTATCAAACGATACACCCAATGCTTTAGATAGTACATCAGGGATTGCGTTCTTTTGTAGAGTAGAGTGTTTACCATCAATGATAGAAATAGATTCCATGACTGCATTGAATACAGCACGGTCTTGACACCACTTCTCAGTACGTTCAATTAACCAATCAAGGTTCTCTGGTTCGGGGGTGAATAGGTCAGGGAGAAGGTCAACACCTTGACGGTAGTCATCCTCACCCATAGAGTTGTTCTCATCAATCTCAATCTTAAATGCTTCGAGTGATGGTAGTTTGTTGTATTTTGCAACGAACTTGGTTACTTCTTTGAATAGTCCTTTATAAGTCCCTTGGAAGTATTCGGGAGATAGGAATGCACCCA